GCTGGTCTCGATGTTGCTGGCGCCCTTGATGGTCGGGGTCGAGACCTCGACGGCCTTGGCGTTGTAAAAGGTCGCCTGCCGGGCCTCGGCCAGCGCCCACGGGTCGCCCTCGGTGCCGGCACTCGTGGCCCAGCGGTCACGCTCGTCGCCGATGATGTAGCGTGCGGGGGTGGATGCCAGCGCCGAGGCGCTGTTGGAGCCGGTCAGCGTGAGCATACCGCCCGGGAAAGACTTCTGGAGGATGGTGTTGCCGCTGTCCTTGGCTTTGACATCGTGCACCTTTGCCTTCAGGGGCTTGCTATCCCGGATCATGGGGGCGACGCGCAGCCGGCTGAACTTTCTGGCGTCGTCGATGGTCGGGTGCACATAGAGGATGCTGCCGGGGTCTTGGTCAATGATGTAGCCGATGATGTTGAGCTCGAGCTCCGACTTGCCGACCTGCGACGCGGCGACCATGACGATCTTGTGCACCTTCGGATCCGTGAAGGCCCGCATGGGCTCCTCGAGGTACGGGGTGCGCTTGGTGCGCCACGGGCCTGCCTCGGCCGAGCTTTCGGGGGAGAGGCGGCGGTGCTTGTCGGCCCACTCGTCCACGGTCAGGCTCTCAGGCGGGGCGAAGCGTTTGATCGCCCCCGAGATGGCGGCGTTGAGCTTCGCGGCGGCCTTCTTAGTCGTCCGCGTCATCGGAGAGCTCGCTCCATCCCTCCCGATCCCTTACCCGCCGCGCATAGACCTCGGGATCGTATTTATAGCCGGCCAGCTCCTCGAGGATCTTGTAGACCTCGGCGCGGATGATGTCGGACGCTTCCGCAGCGGTGGCCGCGCTGGAGACATCCACGGCCAGACGCCCGGGCAGCGCCACGAGCATCGACCTGATGCTATACACGAGATCGGTCATGACGGCCTCGACATCCTCGCTGCGGTGCATGGTGCCCTCGAGCTCCTTGAGCTGGAGCGCGGCGATGTCTGCCTTGCTGCGCTTGAGGTCGGCCTCGGCCTCGAGCCGGCGCCCTTCGATCTCGGCGTCCTTTTTGGACGGCTCCCGGCCATTGGCCTTGGCCGTCAGGTATCTGATGTACTTCTGGATCGTCGGCAGCAGGTCGTAGCGGTTGGCGTTGCCCTCCTTGGTGGCCGTGATGATGCCCTCCTTGGTGAGCTGCTGGATGCGGCGGGGCGTCAGCTCGAACAGGGCCGCGATGGTCTTGCTGTCGACGAGCTTGGTGTTGGTGTTCGGCATGGCGTCCCCTCCTTTCTGTCGTGCTGCCGTGCCCCCACCATTTTCGTGAGGTCAGGAAAATGATCGGCGCAGGCCCCCGGGCGAAGCGAAACGGCCCGGAAAAACTTTTTGGAGTCTGCGCGTTTTTTGGGCTCGCCAGCACCGCAGGCCAGAGCGGGCCGTCACAGTACCTTCGGCGCGTCGCTGCGCGCGTGGAGGCGTCTGTGAGGCGCTGTGCTGCGCTCTGTGCGCGTCTGGCGGTGTTGGCCGGGCTCGGTGCCGGGCGCCGTGGTGTTGCGCCCTGTGGGCCGCTGTGGGCTATTTCCCGAGGGCTCGGTCGAGGTTGTGCTGGAGGCGCTTGGCCGTCTCCTCTTGGAGTCGGGTCATTATCTTCTCATTGGTGCGCTCGCTGGTTATCATGGAGGGCACCGAGATGGTGGTGAACTTCTTGATGTCGGTGCGCGTCCTGCTCATTCGCTGGAATGGAATGGCGCTGACGCCGCCGGCCTTGGTGTTGCCCGTCCCCATGAGGATATTGTGCGATCGCTCGGAGTACGGGCCGCCCGGGGTGCGGGTGTTCAGGTAGCGGCCGATGACCTTCTTCTGCCCCTTGACCACCTGCATCCGCAGCGTGTAGCTCTTGCCCGGCGGTGCGGTCTTGGGTGTCATGCCGAAGTGCACGGGAGTGAGCAGCCGGCCGGAATATGTGATGGTCAGCTCCTCGATGGTCTCACCTGAGACGCTGACGCTGCCCGCCATCTTCTTCGGCTTGCTGCTGTTTTTGCCGGACGGGGTGATCTCGCCCTTCTTGATGTTGTAGACCGATGTGACTTCCTGAGCGATCCAGCTCGGCGCTCTGGCCTTGACGTCGCGGACGGTGGCCTTCACGGCCTTGCGGCCCTGCTCGTCGATCTGCGCGACGGTGTCCATGAGCTTTTGGAAGTTTTCGACCTGCATGGTGATGGTTGCCTTTGCCGTTGTTGTCACCTCCTGAATATGCAAAAAGAGACCGGCGGGCGTTGGTTCGCCCGTCGGCCTCTTGCCGTCGGTTGTTATTCGTTTTTCCTCTGGTCAGCCGCTCGGAATTGCCACGGCGTTGCCCGTGTGTCCGGCGGTCTTTTGCAGGATATAGAATAACACGGGTCGCTGCTGCTTTTCAATTCCTTTTACTTCCCTTTTGTTCCTTTTACTGCGTTTTACTGCCGCAGCTCAGGCAGGGGCTCCAGCTCGTCCAGCACGGCGGCGAGGTTGAGCAGGGCGCGGCCGTGGATCTTGTATGTCCTGTTCTGGTAGGCGTCCACTCTGTCGACGTAGTCCCGCCGATCACCGAACAGGACGCCGCAGGTGCTCTCCCAGTCAGCCCGGTCGAAGTAGCGCAGCCGGATGACGGCGCGCTCGTCGGGGTCGGAGAGCTGGAGGATCAGGCCCTCGATGGCGTTGCGCTCCTGCTTCTCCTCAGCCTTGAGCCGGTCGATCTGTTCCTCGAGCTCCATTTTCCGCTCCACCATCATGCCGGTGCGGTCGGATGGTGTGCCGGATCCGCGTGGCATACCTGTCAGATCAGGGCCGGGCGGTGAGGCCATCGTCATCTCCATGCGGTCGAGGCGTTCGAGCTGGTTGTCGATGTCCCTCAGCATGGCGGTGTAGGCCGCGAGCCTGTCCTTGATCCGTTGTGTGATCGGCTTCTCGCTCATTATGTCAGGGCGTCACTCCTGCTCACCTCCTTCCTCGTCAGGCTCGAAGATCGCGGCGATCTCCTCGCGCGGTAGCTCTCGGCCTTGACGGACGCAGCGCACGTTATTGTCTCCAGTTGTTTTGATGTAGCGCCGCACGATCACGTCGCACCATTTGGGTTCGAGCTCGATCATGGCGCAGGTTCGCCCGGTGTTCTCGCAGGCTATGAGCGTCGAGCCTGAGCCTCCGAAGAAGTCGACCACGAGCTCGCCCGGCCGGCTGCTGCTCAGAATGGCCCGCTCGCACAGTGCGATCGGCTTCGGCGTTGCGTGCCCGCCTGCGTCGTCTCTTTCTGCTGTGTTTGTGATCGGGAAACGCCACACATCGGTCATTATGTCATGCTCGTCGCTGTCGTTGTGTGTGTTGTCGAAGAAGGCGCGCAGCTCCATCGCTTCTGCTTTCATGCTCTGGTATGCCTCGGACGGCTTGTTGCGCAGTTTCATCACTTGATCGTGTGGAAGGCTGAAGGCTCGGCCCTTAAATGCCTGCTGGAGCTTTTTGTAGTGCCACTCCGGGATCGGCGTGAACTGCGATTTGCTAAACCAGTGCCCCCACATTTGAACGCCGGTGATCTCCGTGAGCTGCTTGGCCTTGAGTCCGACCTTCTGAGCCTCTCCGACCATATAATCGAGGATCGCCTCGTATGCGTCGTTGAAATGGTCTTTGTTATTGTTGAAGCCTTCGACGCCGCACATAACAAAGAGGCATTTCTCGGTTTCCCTCGGGTAGCTCCGCATGAGCTCGCTGTTGACTCCGAAGGCTGAGTGCTTCGCCCATGTGATGTAGTTTCTGAACGTGATCTGGTTCGCGGCGATCATCGGCCGAAGGATGAAGGCGTAAATATCCATGAGCGGCTCGTCGATGCCCCAGCAGTACCAGCTCCCGTTTTCCTTCAGGATCGAGAAACTGAGCGCAATCCACTTCTTGTTGAACTCGAGGAGATCGTTCTGGTTCTGGTTGTCATTCTGGACGCCGTCGCTCTCTTTTCCCATGCCGTATGGCGGGTCGGTGAAAATAAGGTCGGCGCGCTGCCCGTCGGTTGCCTTCTGAACGTCGCCCATCTTCAGGCTGTCACCGCAGTAAAGCCGGTGGTCTCCCATCAGCCAGAGGTCGCCGGGTTCGGTGAATGGTTCCTCTGGCGGCGCCTCGGGCTCGGTGTCGCCGTCCTCCTTTTCCGACTCGTCATCATGCAGAGCTTCGGACAGAGCCGTGACAAGATTGCCGTATTCTTCCTCTGTGTAGCCGCTGAGCATGAATGGGATCTCGCCGGTGTCGATGTCGGCGAACACTTCCGCGAGGAGCTTGTTGTCGGTGGTGGCGAGCTCAGCGATGCGGTTGTCGGCCGTCAGGTCGGCCAGCTCCTCGGCCTCGCTGGCGTAGTCCTGATAGTCAACAGGCACCTCGCTCATGTCGCCCAGCTCTGCGGCCATCATGCGGCCGTGGCCCTTGACGATGTAGCCGCTGCGCTTGCTGACAGTGATGGGCCCGCGCCAGCCCGTGGCCCGGATGATAGAGGCGAGGAGCTTGATCTGCTCCGGTGGGTGCTGGTTGGGGTTTTTCGGGTTGGGCCGCAGATCCTTCAGCGGGATGATGGCGTCGTGGGCGCAGAACACGGGGACGCCGTCGGCGTAGGCTTTGGGCTGCGCGGCCGTGGTGTACTCGGCCAGCTCGGGGCCGGCCTGCGGTAGGGGTTTGTCTTTTGCCATGGGTTTCCTCCTTTACCTGTTGAAAATCACGAGGAGGATGTGCCATTTGTTCAGCATGGTGTCGAGGGACGAGTAGGGGCACTTGAGGCCGTCATCCGGCGCGATCAGCACGACCTCGCCCTTGCGCTTCACGATGGTGACGGCGTAGAAACGGCCAGTCCGGAAGCCCATGCTCCCGTTTTTGCCAGTGAAGATCGCGCTCGCCTTCACGGTCGGCCGGATCCGCAGCTCTTTCTCCAGCAGCTCGCGGGCCTTGTCTCTATTCATGGTGGCGGCCTCCTCTCTTGAAGCGGTCGGCCTGCGGGCAGGTGGCCCAGTGTGGCCGGTAGCCGGCGTCGGTGGCGTTGGCCCCGGGGACGATCTCGCAGCTCACGACCTCGCCCCGGGTGGTGACGACCTTGTCCTTGCCGTCCGGCGTGGCCTTGTAGTAGACCGGCGCCGGGTCGCACGGCATGGCCTTCCCGGCGGGCGTTTTGATCCACACGATAGGGGCGCCGCAGCCGCGGCAGGTTGCCTTATTCATCCGGGGCACCTCCTTCGCGGGGCTGAGCTCCGGCGTCGACCGTGCGGCTCCAGATCCCCGGCTCGTACTGTCCGTTCAGCCATTTGTGAAGGTTGGACTCTGCGTAGCTGTTGAGCCGGCCGAGCAGCCGGCGCAGTTTTTCCTCCTCGACCTCGTCGGTGCTGCGGGCAAATATGAGCCGGAGCTGGTCGAGCATGATCTGGACGCCCGCGATCTCCTCGATCACGTTGGCGATGGCCGCGGTGGTGGTGGCCCCGGGCGTCGCCCGTTTGACCTTGCAGAGGGCTTTGGTCAGCTCGGCCATCTCCTCGACGGCCATGTCGATTTGTGCGGCCTCCCCATAGCGGTGAATGGCTCGCAGCATAATGTCGCGGCGTTCTCTTTCGTCCATCATCTGCGCCCGTCCCTCCTTTCGGCCTGCTTGAGGAAGGCGATGCGCTTCTTCAGCTCGAGATCGCTCTCCCCGGGCTGGCGCTCGAGACCGTAGCGGCGGGCCTGCTCGTCGATGTTTTCGCTGCGCAGCTCCCGGCGCTGGCGCTCCTCGGTCTGCTTGACGCCCTCCTTCACGAGGACGACGATCAGGACGACCAGCAGCACGGCGAGGACGATGGCCGTGGGGATCCAGATCGGGGCCAGCACCCACAGCCAGCTCCATGAGATGACGCCGGTGAGCTTCAGGATGATGAAGGCGATGGTCAGCAGCCCGCAGAAGCCGATCCCGCCCGCGGTGCCGCTGTTGTTTCTGTTCTCATTCATGGTCTTTTTCCTCCTTTTTGCTGCTGGTGTCGACGAGTCCGACGCCGGCGGCGCCACGCAGGCCGCAGTCGGTACAGACGGCCCGAAGTCCGGGCTCGGCAGCGAGCGCCTGCCGGTGGATCTCGGTCTCCCAGCACTCGGCCCCACAGATAGGGCAGGTGGCAGGCTTCCAGTCGTCGCGCTGCGGATCCGGGATATGCGCCCGGGTCGGCATGAGCAGCAGCCCGCCGTCTCCGACTTCGTGCGGGACGAGTACGCCCGGATCGTCGTCGGGGATCATGGAGTTGAGCAGCTCGTCATACTTGTCGCCGATGGCCTTCTCGGCCGTCTGCCATGCCTCGCCGTGGTCTTTGTCCTCGGGCGTGGCTACATGGGCCAGCTCGTGCGCCAGCAGCTCAGGGGCGGCGCTGATGGGCGCCTCAGCCGAGATGCAGACGATGGGTGCGCTGCCGTCGTCGGGGAAGATGGTCAGACCGAAGGCTCTGTTGCCCGACTCGTCGCACAGGTCGGGGACGAACTGCGCGTGGTAGTCGATGCCGGGGTAGAGCTCGGCGAAGGCCCGGGCCACGATGGCCGACGGGTCGTTCATGTAGGGCGAGGCCATGGGGCCGATCTGCTCGTACTGCTTCAGGGCCGCATAGGTCTGGCGCAGCATGGCCCGGAGCTCGTCCTTCTTGAAGCCGTTGAGGGTCGGCCCGTTGAGGACGAGGTCGATCATCTTGTCGCTCCAGTCCTCCATCATGTGGGTCTCGCCCATATAGCGGGCGGCCCCGGGTTCGACGTCGACCTTCTCGCGGGTGAGGGTCTTGTAGTCTTTCATCTGGCGCCTCCTTTGAAAAATCCATCAGGATCTCGGTGGATCGCTTCGACCGTGTCCTTGATGCCGCCGGCGATGCACTCGGCCATCTTGGTCGCGGTCGCGGTTTCGGCGTCCTTCGCAGCCTTCTCGATGGCCGGGCCGATCTCCCACGGCTCGAGGCCAGTGTTTTCGTAGGCAGCGAGGCGCTGCACGAGCGTCTCCTTGGTGGCGGGGCTCCAGTAGCCAGTCTTGATGCCGTTGGCCCTTTCATGGGTCATGCGTTCCATGTGCTTGCTCCTTTCTGGAGGGCCGAGCGGGCCGCAGCCCGCCCGGCCGGTGTCCTTACTGCATGATGACGACCTTTCCGGCCTCGATCAGGTCGGCGAGGTTGGTGTTGAAGTAGTCGGCGATGTTCTTCTTGGCCTCGAGCTTCCAGATCCCGCCGTCGGCCTCGAAAAAGCCGATGCCCTCCTCGGGGTGCACGCGCAGCAGGAACTCGCTCTCGGGCTGCTCCACCTCGAGGAAAGTGCGGAAGGGCCGCAGCAGGACGCGGGGCTTCACCTCGACCAGAGCATTGAGAGCCACGCCCTGCCGGGCCTCCACGGTCTGCGTGACGCCGTTGTCGTTGGTGCTGACGCTTTTCTCGTCGGTCATCCGGCCGAGCAGGTCGAGCAGGTAGGCCGTGCCCTCGTTGGGGATGAACAGGCTGCGCAGCTCGATCAGAGCGACCTCGCGGCTGCGGAAGCCGGTGTAAATGCCCGGGGCGTCTGCCTCGGCGCGGTAGAGGATATTGCGGGAGAAGTCGGACAGGTAGGTGGTCATGACCTCGACGCTCTTGTAGCTCTTGGCCTGCACCATGATGGTCGTGCCGACCTTCTCCAGCTCGGTGCGGATCAGCTTGCAGACGCCGTCGAGGCCGCTGACGCTGATGGCCTCGGGGCGGTCGACGTGGGGCGGGATCCGGGTGAGGTGGCCGTCCGTGTAGGTCTGGCCGCCGATCTCGAAGGTTTTGGTCTCCTTCAGGCTGACGATTTTGTCGATCATTTTGGCGAGCATGGTGTTGTCCTCCTTGTATATGAATATTTATGCGCTTATGCGCGGGTGACGAGCTTGAGCAGCTTCGGGGCTTCCTGCTGCGTCCCGTCCATGTTCAGTTGACCGGGCACCTGCGGCACCATTTCGGCCACGACGAGCTCGCCGTTGCTGTCGCCGGTGACATAGAGCGAGGTGGCGACCGGGTTGGTGGAAGCGAGGGTGCTCTTGGCCGTCACCGAGACTTGGATCTGCCGGCGCTCGTCGTCCGGCGTCAGCTCGATGGTGAGGGTGATCTTGCGCTTGGCGGTGGCCTTGGTGTTGGGGTCGAGGATGTTCTGGATCACCTTGTCCATCTCGTAGTCGACGCGCTCCTCGAAGGCGCCGCGGGCCATGCGCATGATGCTGTCGCGGTTTTCGTTCATCTTGTTTCTCTCCTTCCTGTCAGGCCCCGGGGCCGAGGAGCGTCATCTGCTCTGGCCCGGTGGCGGGATTGTCGGCCGGATCGGCTGCGGGCCGGTCTGCCGCTGCGGTGTGCACCCGGGCCCACACGGCCTCGGTGGCGTCCGAGCGGGTGGCCTTCCTGCGGCCGACCGTCTTGAGGATCCCCATCTGCTTCATCTCGGTGAGGCGTGGGGCCACATAGTTGCGGTTGAAGTACGGGATCTCGCCGGCGGCGACGAGCTCCTCGGTGATCTCGCTGGCGGTCATTTCCCGGGCCCCGAGGGTCTCGAGGATCAGCCGGCAGCGTTTCTCCCTCTTGGGGAGCACGGCGTCATAGCTTTGGCGCCGGGTCTCCCGGGTCGTTTTGTCCATCGGTTTCCTCCTTTCCGTAGAAGGGGCAGCTCGTGAACTCCCCCTTGCAGGTGGTGTCCCACATCAAGGACGGCAGCGGCCGGTCGCAGGCTGCGCAGTCGACGCCGTCATGGACTCCGTCGGCCCAGTACCCCTTGTAGTGCGGACAGTTGCTTTTGTAAAATGGCCGGCCATGCTTCAGGTATATGGTGTACTTGTCCGAGGTGTCTGGTATTTTAATGATCCATTCCCATGGGAGCCCCTTGCCCTCGAGGTACGCCTTCACCTTGGCGAAGCCCGGCAGGCTGAGCGGATCCGCAGGATCCGGCTGGGGCGGCTGTTTCATCTTCTCCATCGCCTCGAATATGGTGAGCTGTTCCATCGTTTTCCTCCGTTTCGGTGCTCGAGGCTGGCACCTCATTCCCCCACGAGTCCCACCCGGGAGCCGTCTCTCTGGCGAAAAGCTCGATCCGGGGCAGGTCTCCCATCAGCTCGACGATCCTGTCGCGCACTTCGTCTGGCTTTTGGCTATGCTTCCTCAGCGGGCTGAAAACGAGCTGACCGACTCCTGCACTTATCCGTTTCGGCTTTCCTTTCACAGCCAGAAGGCAAGGCTCCGTGTTTCCCCTTGTCCAGCGGCCGAGTCCGAAAAAGTAGCCGTTTCCGCTGCGGTTTTGCTTTACCCACTGGAAGGCGATGCTCTTGTAGGTGAAGCCCCACGCCTCGATCACTTTGAGGGCTTCGCGCAGCATCGGATATGTGGCCCACATAAACAAAATGCAGTTATCAGAAGCAATACCCCCCCCCGCAACATTGACGGGGAGCTTGCATATTTCCTCGACCGTCATCGTGGGGTAGTGGTCGGCTGCGTTTCCGTTGCAGCCCTTGTCTGAATAACTCCACGGCGGGTCGGCGTAGATTATGTCGTATTTTTTATCCGGGAATGGTATCACTGTTTTTCCTCCTTTTCGAGCTCTTTCTTGGCCTTGGAGAGCAGCCACGACCTGATGCACCTCTCGCAGGTGATTTCCTCCACATAGACGCGGTGGCACTTGGCGATGGAGTCATAGCGGCAAAGGCCGGCGGCCTGCATGACTCTTGCCGCGATCTTCACGGCCCTGCTGTCGATGGTGTCCTTCATGGCTTTACCTCCCCGACGATGATGGTGCTCGGCTGCTCTCGGATCATCTGCTTCAGGCGCTCGATCTCCTCGGGGCTCAGGTCTTTCACGGTGATGGCCTCCGGCGGCAGCTTGTCGAGGAACTTCACGAAGCCGGCCACGACCGGCACCTTGTAGGGCTTCAGCTCGTCGCGGGTCATGTACTTGCGGCCGTAGGTGGCGGCCATATCCCTCCAGACGGCCCACGGCACGCGGAAGCACTCGGTCAGGCTCATGGAGACGAGGACGAAGGCGACGGCGCCGAGCTTGTGGTGGTGTTCGAGGTCGTCCCGTTGTTCCTTGGTCAGGCGGTTGAACTCGATGCGGTCGTCGTCGGTGTGCTTGGCCTCGAACACGACGGCCCTGCCGCCCTTGAGGGTGCCCTTGTAATCCGGCTGGGCCTGCTTGGTGTAGCAGGCGAGGAACTGGCCCTTGTAGTTTTTCGGGCCGAGGGGTTTCATGGGCTCCGGCGTCTTTTCGATCTTGGCGAGCCCCCGGTCGAGGTAGTAGTCGCAGGAGCCGGAGATCATCGACTCGAAGTAGCTGCCGGCGAGTCGGGCCTGCTTGCCGCGGATCTGCGCCCGGATGTGCTTCTCGGCCTCGTATGGCGTCGGGTCATTGTAGCCCTCGGCGTTCTTCTTCGGGTTATCCATGGCGATCACCCGCCGATCTCGAGCCGGCTGCCCGGGTTTTCCTTCAGGCGCTTGGCAAGGTCGATGATGATCCGACCGTCCACCTCGATGCTGATGGGCCCGTGGTTGAGGTGCTCGTTGCAGCGGGCCATCGCCCGGAAAGCCGGCACCCGGATGATGACGCTGCCGGCGTCCTGCGGATCCTCGTCCCGCTTCTCGGCCTCGGGGATCTCGCTGATGGCCTTGAAGCCGTTGAGCACGGGGATCCCGCGCTCCCGGGCCAGCTCGATCTCGGCGGCCATGCCGGCGGTCGGGCAGTCGAGGCCGAAGGCCCACAGCTCGTCACACATGAGCACCAGCTCGCGGCCGATGCTCAGGCCCAGCTCGCGCTCGGCCGGGACGGTGTCGTCCATGAACTGCGTGAGGTAGATGTGCGGGGTAACAGGGATGCAGCCGCGCTCCACGGCGGCCCGGCTGAACTCCTTGGCCCGCTGGATGTTGTTCTCGTAGTCCCCGCGGCACGGGGAACAGATGTAGACCTTTTTCATGGGGTTATGTCCTCCTTATGCGTGAGCACTTTGGCCCATCGCTTCTTGTACTCGGCCGGCGGCTGCTTCTCAGGAAAGAGCGAGAGCTGCGTCGGCCTTCCTGCGTATCTCTGCTTGTTCCACCTTGGCTTTCCGGCCTTCTCGGCCTCCAGCGTCCAGCCCGCCGCCTTCAGGCTTGTCCCGGGCTCGCTCTGGAGCGTGAAGGTGATGATCTTGCCGTAGCCCTCGCGCTTCGCCCGACGGGCGCAGGCGGCGTATAGTGCCGAGCAGGCGTTTCTCGTTCCATCGGTGCAGAGGCGCGTCACCTCGAGCGTGTTGCCGTCATCCAGCCGGCGGCCGGTTGGGCGTCCCACGATGGCGACGCCGCAGAGGCGGCCGTCCTTGAAGGCTGCGAGGCTCCATTTGTGCCCGACGACTCTGCCATGGTGACGGTGCACGGCCTCGACATAGGCGTTGGCCTGCTTCAGCGTCGTGGGCTTGACCTCGATCACCTGCTGCGCCAGCTCTGGCCTGTGAGGGTGATGGCCCTGCACATTTCCATGAGCCGGTCGATGGTGGCCCGGGCGGTCATGTCGTCCCGAGTCTCCCGGGGTGTCATGCGCTCGATCAGGGCCTCGGTGTCGTAGTTGGTGGTCACTATTGTCGGCAGGTATGCCTCATAGCGGCCGTTGATGATGTTGTAGATCGTGGAGATCGCCCACTCGGTCGGCGGCTCCTTGCCTATGTCGTCGATGACGAGCAGCGGGACGGTCTTGTAGATCTTCAGCACGCTGCCCTCGTCGGTGTCGCGCTTGGAGAATGTGCGCTTGATGCGCTCCAGCAGGTCGATCATGGTCATGCAGACGACCGGCCGGCCCTGCGCGATCAGGTGGTTGGCGATGGCTGCGGCGAGGTGTGTCTTGCCGGTGCCCGGCGGGCCTGCGATGAATAGGCCGTTGCGGCCGGGCTCGGGAGCCCCGGGCCGGGGCAGCAGGGTGTCGAAGCTGTCGGCGTACCTGCGGGCCGCTGCGGCTGCGCGCCGGTTGTCGTCGGTGATCTGGAAGGTGTCGAAGGTGCGCCGCAGGAAGCGGTCGCCCATGCCCGACTCGCCGATGATGCGGTTGATGCGCTCCCGCATTTTGCGCTCGGCCTCGGCCTTGCGGTTTGCCTCCTCCTCGGCGGCCTTGGCGGCCTTTTCCTCCTCGTAGGCTTTCACGGCCTGCGGGCAGGTGCACCTCTCGGCCCCGTAGGGCGGCCAGATGATGCGGTCGCCGAACTTGAAGCCCTTGTGGTAGCGCATGGCCCCGCAGAACTCGCAGGGGACAGGAGCCGGGGTGTCGGGCAGGTCGGCGACGCGCTCGTCGTTGCTCCAGATCCAGCGGTCGCCGTCGTCACTGGTCGCTGTCGTCGTCGGCCGGCTTGAAGCCCTTGCCCCAGTCTCGGCCGGCGTCTGCATCCCGCTGAGGATCTCGCTGATAGCCTTCACCTGTGCTCACCTCCTCGCCGTTCTCCCAGTAGCCGCCGTTGAGCCATGTGGCCGGGTTGGGGATAAAGCGGCCATTATCCCGGCGCCACTGTTCGGAGTGCTTCTGAGCGTTGACGGCCTGCATGATGGCCTCATGCAGCTCGGCCGTCGGCTTGATCTTCCTCCACGCCTTGAGGGCGTACTGCTTGCCGACTTTCTTGGGGTAGGCGTTCCAGAACTCGTCAAACCTGACTTCGATGGGCGACTTCTTCCCCGCGCCATCCCCCTCGGCTGAGGGGGTAGGGGGTGTTACTCTCCCTTTCTTTTCTCTACTCTGGTCTACTCTACTCTTGCCGCCGGTCGTTGGCGTGGCGTCCGGCGGTTGTCCGGCGGTCGGCGTCTGGTCGTCCTGCGTATCGTCCGAGGACGAAGCGGCGGCAGCACGGCGGCGGGCCGACCGTTCTTTCTCGGCTTGCCGTTGGTCGATCAGCTTGCCGGCGTACTCATACCAGTCGTGGATCTCGAGGGTGCCGTCCTCGTTTTCGTCGATCCAGCCGGCCCGGATCAGCGTATCGGCCAGCTTTTCGGGCTCTCCGTCCCACTGTGCCGCCCGGGCGATCATGCGCGGGGTGATGCCGGCGAGGTCTCCCTTGGGGGCGTTATCGAGGGCCCACAGCCAGAAGGACACGAGCAGCCCCATCATGTGCGGCGGGGTGATCTCGAGCTCGTCGGCTGCGTCAAAGAGCTTGCGGTGGTCTTTGAGTGTTTGGTGCACTTGAAGCCATGCCACGGTCGTCACCTCCTTCTATGCGGTCGCGTGTCTTTGGCTCGTTTTCGGTCG